CCTTTTATATCAAGATCAAATGGCTGCTCAAGTTAAAAAACACAGTCCTGATCAGTTGCGCGGTATTACTGCGTACCAACAGATGAAGGGTTGTCCGGGCTGCGGTGAGACACGTTTACGTGTAATCGAAACTCGTCGACAGCAAGATGCTCAACGACGACGTTATAAGTGCGATGTTTGCGGGCATCGGGAAACTAGATACGAATTAAATCAACAAAGCTACGAGGAGTACGTACAACTACGTAGAGACTTCAAAGCCCTGAGTAAGATTTTTACTTCCCACACTATTAATGAAACTCTCGAAGAGAGTGACCAAAAGACATCTGAATACCCTTGTCTTTCTTGCGGTTTTTACACCGAGTCTTCTGGAGAGTGTTCTCTAGATATTCCTGAATGCGGAACTTCCGATGCTGCCGACTGCTCTTCTTACCTCAGAAACAACTGATTATGGACCACGCTCCTATTAATGAAAAGTGGAATGGACGCCAGGTCTATGTAGGCCCAAGAGGGGGTAAATATATACTCGACGCTGCCGGTACTCGTAGGTATCTTCGGGAGTTTAAAAGCGTAAGGCGCGATGAATCAAAAGATCAAAGACCGAAAAAGACGCCTAGAAAATTCAATCCCAGACGTCACGGTGTTATATACAGAACACTCAAGAATCAACAGCAGCTATGAACATATTTTCATAGTTACTAACTCGTCCAACTTGATACCCGTAAGACTTTAATAGGTCGAAAATCATATCTCTCTGGTTTTCGTTACCTGGGTTGCTTTCGAAAACAATAAGGGGCTTGAATTGTTTGATAGTCATCTCAGCCCCTTTTAAGGCATCGTACTCGTAGCCTTCGATGTCCAGCTTGATCATGCGGACTGGCCCACCGTATTGATGGTGGTCGATGGCAGTCATCCTGACCTTTTGCTCATCAAGAATCTTTTGATCCTTAGGTTTTACAAACGTTGAGCCGCCTCCGTCCTCGCTGACTATATAAAGAGTTTTTTGTTGATGTGTCTTGCCGCTTGACGTAACACCTGAGTTTTCAGGCACGATATTTGTTTTTTCATTAATAAAAATATTTCCACAGAGTTGAAAGTAAGTGCGACGTTGCGCTTCAAAAGCAAACACTTGGTCGAAACACTCAGATAGAAGAATGCTGTAGACGCCCATATGGGCACCACAATCAATCAGAACTCCATCCCCTGGTAAGTGTTGCTTTATAAAGTTAATCAGTGATGCTTCTGGAACTCCGACTCGATGAGCCTGACAGAGACCTGAGTCGTCCCTGTGCATCAAGAAACTTGTTTCGACGGTAGGAACAATTAAATCGATACCTGGCGTCCAGAAAAAAGTACTCATGCACGTAATACCAGTGTTAGCATACTAACAGTTGGTCGTGCGTTTTGGACTCTATTCCTGTATTAGGCACAGCAATTGTGAACTGTCCTCACTGGATTTGGAGGTTGTTCTATAGCATTGATTACCCTGTAGATAACTTTGTAGTATTCAATAATAATGGTCGGGGTCAAATCACTCGTGAGCTCGATCTTTTAGCGACTGCTCCTCACAAATTTGTAAAGAAGGTTCATGTCGTGCATATGCCTTCAAACCTGGGGTGCAGTGGTGCCTGGAACTTAATCATCAAGTCTTTTCTAAGAGCGCCTTACTGGGTCATTTCTAACCACGACGTTATGTACGAACCTGGTTTCCTTAAAGAAATGAACGAAAAAGCTCAGGACGAAGAAACAGGTGTCGTCCACGGCAAAAACGGTGGTTGGGATATCTTTTTGTTGAAGGACTGGATGGTCAAGAAATACGGTCTTTTTGATGAAAACCTGTATCCGGGTTACTGCGAGGATCTCGATTACGGGATGAGGTTTATTCACGACGACGTCAAACGTGTTCTATCTCTCGAGCACGGTTACTACCACGGCACTAAAAAGGACGATTACTCAGACGGAAGTCAGACCTGGCGTTCAGAACCTGCTATCGCGCAAGGTGTGCATCTAGCGCACGAGATGAACAAACGGTACATGCATATGAAATGGAGTGAAGCCTGGCAAGGTCATGTGGAAGGTGAAACCTATAAAACACCGTTTAATTTGGATGACATGCCGGTGAGTTTTACTACTTATGACCTAGATTTCGTGCGCCGCAAGCACCTTGGTTTTTGAACATGAAAGGAGTACGTCACCCGATTGAAAGCGCATGCTGGTCTGTTGATGATGATCCCGCAGCTCAAAGTTTTGCCGATTGGGATTATCTGCTCAAAGCTGTGCGAACGGCTGCGAATTGCCGCATCGATTGCGCTAATCCTTTTGTTAATGCTTTTCCTGGCGATCACTACCGCCTTCTGGCTGGCCTCATCTATAACCTTGATCGTTTTTCGGGGCCAATGAAGATCCTCGACATCGGTACACACCTGGGAACGTCAGCCAGGACGATGCTCGATTTTTCAGATGACGAAGATAAGGTCGTCACTTTTGATGTAAACGAGTGGACAAGCTACCCGACCACTTATTTAACTAAGGAAGATTTTAGTTCTGGAAAACTTGTACAACATGTAGAGGATTTACAAGAGCCTCAGACTTTTGCACGGTTCGCCAAGATGCTTTGTGAGGCTGATTTTATTATGTGCGACGGCCCTAAAGACGGTGTTTTTGAGCGTAAGTTCTACAGTCTTTTATCCACACTAGACTTTCCGAAGAAACAACGGTGGTTGTTCTTGGACGACATCCGTTTCCCAAGTGAAATGATTTCTTGGCGAATGATCGATTCTCCTAAAATCGATTTAACCTCGTTTGGTCATTTCAGCGGCACTGGATTAGTCAACATTTCAGAAGGATTCAAGTTCGGTTGATGCCTTTTTACTCGGCGCACACAGCTAGCGGTTATTTAACTAATAACCTCCAAGATTTGCTCGATCAAAAGGATCTTTCTTCTTTTGCTTTGAGCAAACTTGCTGCTTTGTCGCCGACTACAACAAGGAAAATATGCTCTGATTCTCGTTATATACCGTCGCCAGATGTACTTGAGAAAATCTGTACGACTCTCAATGTCACTCCTGGCGACGTTTTAGGAATAAAGAGTACAATGGAATTAACTGTTGCAGTAGGTTCTGGTGTTTTCTCAGGCTGATTATGCTTTAGCTGCTCGCCTGCTTGGTCAGCCTATGCCGACCTCAGCTGCAGAACAAGCGATGATGGCACCCATGGTTTCTCGGGTGCTCCGTGATTTCATGGTGATGCGTGCACCGTCACCTGATTATTCAGATGAAATGTACACCGGAGCGACTCGGTCCTTAAATAATTACCCAGATACTCAGTATCCGATGGTGAAGGCTGAGATTGCTTCTCGGCTTCGGACTGAACCTGAGCAACCTTCTAATGATGCTTACTTAGCATCTCTTTTAGAGCAGATCTGCCAAGACCCAGAAGCGGTTATGGCGATGCTCATGATGCTCGATGAGATGGACGACGACGCAAATCGGCATATGCAAGAGCTGTCTTCACAGCGTCCTGCTGAGTACGACACTCCTTCTGACGCTTCTGGGTATTCGATGTTGAATGCTCCGTCTTCTAATTCTGTTCCTCCTTCCGTCCAGTACCAACAACTGAGCTGATGAATCAGAGTCAAAGACAACTTGAAGAGCGAGACGTCAAGTTAGAGGCTCCGGTGCAAAATCCTGTGGAATTTATGCGTCGTTATCTAGCTTCTAATTTTCCACAAACTACAGCTATGCCTTCTGCTGATCAAAAGGCTACGCAAGTTCCCATGATGTCTCACGATAAAGGATTAAACTTAGAAATGAAAAAGCCACTAAGCGGCACATCTTTCGATAACCCTGCAGGAAGCTAATGGCACCTAGAAATGCAAAACTTCTTTTTCTAGAGCGAGCTCTAAAAGCTCTGAAGAAAGAGCTTCCTGATGCTACTGATGCTGATCGACTCCAGGCTGCTCAAAAACTTACTGATTTAGAGTTCGAGCCTGCCACTTCTCGAGCTGCTCGAGAGACTGCAGAATCTGTTAAAGCAAGAGAACTCACCTTACAAGAACAAGCAGCTGCTGCAGCAAAAGAAAAGGAAATTAGAGCTGCAACCCCCGAAGGGCCGGTCGAAGCAATTATCGGTCCCAAGGGTTCTGATCGAAGGGAGAGTATGAGGGGTATTGGGTATGCTGTGTTAGGCGGTGGTCTTACTTCTGGTGTCACTGCAGGAGTAAATGCTATTCAAGATCTAGTCAAACCAGCTGTTTCTGATGATCTCCCTACCCCCACAACAGACGGCGGCAAAGCACCACTTACACTCAAAGCGGCTGAAGCCACTGATGTTTTGAACGCAGTTCAAGTTTACAATCAAAATATTAGAGGCCAAGCACGTCGACTGTACATACTGGGGGAAAGAGAACAAGCGGAAAATTTATTAAAACAACTAAAGGACCCTCAAGAGGTCTTAGACACAATCAGAGCAGATAATCGGTATGACTTTACAGAAGGAACAAAAAGAAAAATAATGGAAAGACAGCAGGAGCTTGAAGGAGAGCAGGCTTTACAGCGAATTAAAGAAGAAGCTGAGAACAAGCGCAAGGTTTTAGATCTTGCGGGCCAAGTAATAAGATCCACGGGAGGTTCAATGAATACTGACCTTCTGCCCCAACGCCAATACTGAGGTAATCATGGAAGAACTCGACGTTTCTATGTTCCAAGGTCTGCCTCTTCCGATGCGGCAGAGCCTGACAAGGCAAGGCATTCCTAATCTTCTTAATCCAGAAGAAGCTGCCACCATACGTTTAAACGTGGGTGATGAAGCTCCTCAGGTTCAAACTGTAAGGTCAGCCCAACAGGCTCGTGTTCAACCTGGCGATCAGGTTGGGCCAGATATTATGCCACTTCCTGTTGATCCTTATGAGGGTAATGTACCTGTACAGTCCCCTTCTCCTTCTCCGGAGCCTGGTGAATTAGATATTAAATCACCTGATCTTGTTGACCCTAATACTGTCAAAGTTGACACCCCTGAATTAGATCAGGCAGAGTCAGATATTGATAAGCTTCTTGAACTCGGCGGATTAACGTTCGAGCGGCAGAAAGAGCTTCTCGAACTGAAGGGCAGAATTGCCCTTGAGCGTGATGCAATCCAAGCCCGTACACGAGAAAATATCGCTCGGTACAACGCTAATGCTTTACGTGAAGCCGAGGTCGCAAAAGCTTTGACCATGGTGGCGTACAAAGCTAATCGCCCGGATGCTGAACTCGTTAAGTCGATGATGTCTCCGATGAGTGGATTATCATCGTTATATAAGGCTGTTTCTTTTGAAACTCCCACTTTCCAGATGCCGAGGGGGAACTGATGGGATTTAATCCAATAGGTGCAATTACAGGTGCTGCCGGTGGGTTTTTAACCGGCGGTCCAGTCGGAGCTGTACTTGGTGGTGTCAGCGGAGGTCTTAGTGGAGGCGGTTCTTCAGGAGGAGGCAGTTCGTCAGGAGGAGGCGGCGGACAACAACAGGCAGCTGGATATCAGCGCACTCCTCTTGACTTCTACGCCCAGTACGGAGCTGCAGCAGCGGCGGCCAACAACCCTTTAAGTCTCGCCACATCGGAGTTCGGCTCTGCTTTAGAGAGTTCTACTTACGCACAAGCTTTACTAGCTCAGGGTCTGCAACAAGGCTCAGCAAGAGCGCTTGCCGATGCAGCATTCCGTGGCAACACCGCCACGCAGCTTCAAGGAAGTGAGGTTGCCCAACTTCTAAACGCAGGCATTGGTCTGCAAGAAGACCTCGGCAAGGCACGTCTTGGTGTTGCACTTCTCGGTCCTCAGTACATGGCTCAAGCGGCAACGGCTGCTCGAGCAGGGGACAATGAACTTGCAAAGAGCCTTGGAGAAACCAATTTAGGTATTAGGGCTCTTCAAGAAGCTTCTAAAGCAAATATTGCTCAGGAGTTCAATAAAAATCTTGGTACATTAGCCACGACCCGTGCAGCCGCTCAGAGCGCTTTAGCTCAAGGTGCTCAGCGAATTGCTGGTCAACTTCAGCTCAATAATCAGCAAATTGGAGGTCAGCTTCGGTTAGGTGATCAGCGAATTAGAGGTCAACTTGCGCTGGGTGATCAGAACATCATGGGCAACCTTACGCTGAACAAAGCTAAGACCGAAAGTGACATCGCTCGTATCCGTGCAAACACTGCGGCTACGAAAGACTTAAGAGCCAATGCAGTTAATATTGCAATGGCTGGTCAACGGTATTTCGGATGATTTCTACTCAAGCACCTGATACTAATACTGTCGGGGCTTGGTTAGACACACTAGGCAAGACCCAAAAAGATGCTTTCTTGCACTACGTCAAGAACAGCACGAGTGATATTGAGAGTTATTTATATGCTCGCTTTTTGCGTCCTGGCTACACCGGCTCAATCGCTGACCTCACCGCCTGGCTACAAGAAAAATACCCCAAGCAAGATTTGCGTAAAGTCCTGCTGATCGAAATCGATAGCCTGAAAATGGATATCGATAACGTCCGGCAAATGACCCTTACGGGAATGCTAGATCATGCCACAGCAGCCACAAAAATCAGCGTCCTCCAAAAAGAACTCCGCTCGCACATCCAGGCGGTCAGACAGCTCACTGATGGTATTGATCGCCGTGGGCTTTTACTTGCTGGTGCGGATCGTTGTTTACGTGAGCTCGTAAATAGCTTCGAAGATTCACCGACTATGTCTGATTTGATCGATGAAGCTTCAATCGTTGTATGGTCGACTATTGAACGAGAAGAAAAATCGTGACGGATAAGGAACGGATTATTCAGTTCATTGAAGACACTGAATATGACCGTAGCTATCTACCGCATTTTGGTTTGATCCCTGATTGGTTCATTCGTTATAAAGAACTCAGGGATCTTATTATCAATTATTTAGACCGTCTCGAGGAGTCCCAAGATATTAACCAGCGGGCATTTGAAGATGCCCATGAAACTGTCGTTGACCCCGAGAGCTAGCTCAATCGTATCGTCTTCTTCGACGTACTCCCCACCGAAAGGAAGAATACAAGCTGGCTGAGTTGAGACGGGAGTGCCCACACAGTCTGTCCACCAAATCAAATCATCGTTTGTTGAGCCACTGAAAAGAGCTTCAGTGCATTGGCGTGTAATTTTGGTGAAATTTTTATCGAGGGTGTAGGCACCCAAGTGGTATAGAAGGTGAGGACGTTGTGTAGCTGTATCTACAGCCATGTATTTCCAGTGGAAAAACACTAACCACTCGTCACCGATGTCAATAGGAGCGGTTGAGTTGAATGTGGGTGATTCGCCGACGACCTTTTTAAGGCTTGACGAATCAATTTCTATGTCTGGTTCACCGGGTGTTCTGATTGAGATTGGAACGGTCGAGTATAAGAGGCGAAGTCTTCCTCCTTCACTGAAAAAACACCAGTTCTTTTCGGCTTTCCCTGGCTTTAGGTTGTCGCCTACAGGAGGGTAGATGCAGTCGTTAACTTCTCCAAACTCATCAATGTGACCAACGCACACTTTTGGTTGGTTTACCATAGTGTGCTTTGAGCTGTCCCATTTCGAGGCGTATGAGCTCGTAATGAATTGCAAGTACAACTCGTCATCAGGCGCTTTGAAAAGCCTTGCATCTTCGTAACTAAGCCTGTGCGGCTTGTTTCTGATTTTTTTAGCTCCTGAAATAGCATTTTCTGAAGTCAACTCACCGATGTAGATCTCGGTTGGTGTGTTGTTGTAATAGAAATATTTTCTATCGTGCCTGAACACAAAAGGTTGCGGCTGACTTCTGAATGAAATAAGCCTGTGACCTTGATGATTTACTAAGCAGGGGCTGAAATTAGCCACTGAATTTTCTGGTAGTCCCCAGTAAATTCGTGAGAATTTACCTCCTATGTCATCAGCCTGCTGATAGACCGTCGGGTAGCCACGCTTGCTGCGGATGTTTACAGGTACTTGGGTGTACTTGAGCGTGGTTTGATATCGAAGTTGTTGTTGAGACATCAGGCTAGCTCCATGGCTTTGGTGAAACCTTCGGCGATTTTGTCCCACCTATAGGAGGGATTCTGGGTGACTTGGTAACAGTCGTCTCCTACTTTTTTACGATATGCCTCGTCTTCGTAAAGCTTTTGAATTAGTTCGGCTGCGTGCTTGTAGTTGATAACGCCTCTTTCGACACCGAGATCTTTATCGGTAACCCAAGCTGCTACATCGATAAGAAGACCTTTATCTTTCCAGATGTCTTGACACGAGGTATGAGCTGGTACGATCTGAGGTTTTTTGCACATTGCGTGCTCGAACGGGACAAGTCCCCAACCTTCTCCATTCGCAGTGTTAATACCAATATCTACAGCGTTGTAAATGAGATTAAGTTGCTCATCCGGCGGGGCAGCCATGTAGTTGATGCCTGGTGTAACAGCCAGTTTCGCTGTGGGGTCGGCTCCTCTTCGACGCATCTCGGTTTCGAAGAGTTCTGTGATTGCCCAGCCAAGATCTTTCTCGCCCATATTCAGGTAGAGAAGAGCGTCTTCTTTGTCTTTGGCAAACTCAGCAAAAGCTTTAATCGTTTGATCAATCAGTTTGCGAGGTTGATTTCTGTTTCCGTTAAAGACAATAAACTTGTCCAAAGGAAGACCTAGTCGTTTTCTAGCTTCGTCGCGCTCGATCACATGGAATTTACCTTGATCTAGACCGTGTGGGATTACTCCGAGTTTCTTGGGTTTGATACCATGCGACATCAAGCGCTGTGCTTGCTCGGGCGTGAATGTAATTGCAAAATCCCAGTGCTCGATGTACCTCAGCATCGGCATCGGATACCACTCTGAGTCAGTAGGGAAGTATGCAATAAATTTGAATTTAAATTGATCTTTGAGAAGATGAACTCGTTCCCACACCTGATTAACGATCCATAGATCGTTTAAGCAAATAATGTAATCAGGGCGTTCAATCTCAACAATCTGCTGGATCCTTCCGATCCCAAATCGATCTTGAGGATTATGAGCGCTAGCTGGATAAATCTTAAACGGGTAACTGTGAGGATCTCCTTGGTAGTTTATGCCAAAAGAAACTATCTCATGCTCTTTACTGAGGTGATCTAGAATGCTATGAGTTACACGAGCGAAACCAGTATTAGAACAAGCATCTCCGTACCAAAGAATCTTCGACATACGGGTTTAGAATTTCGCTATCAGTATACAAACACTAAACGATAATGCCTAGCAGAGAAACATTTGCATACCGTCGCGCACTGAGGCTAAGAGCACAGAAAGCTGTTGATGATAATGACTCCACGGTAGATAGTGTGTTTGCAAGAGCTCAGGATGATTTCCTGACCTTTTGCACAATTATGGATAAAGCTCCAGCGCACCACATGCTGGAGTGGCACAAGCATTTAATTACTGGTGTGAGCAATAGATACCTTCTTGATATTGCAGGACCTAATTTAGATATCTTGGCACCTCGCGGTAGTGCTAAGTCGACTGTGCTCAATATGTTCACCGCCTGGACTATTGGAAGGCACACAAGTAAAGGTATGCCTTTGCAGATAATCTACTGTTCGTACAACATCGCAACGGCAATACCTAAAAGTCGGATCATCAAGCAAATTATCGATTCGACCTCCTTTAAAAAAATCTTTCCGAAAGTCAAGCTCAAGTCAGGTATGCAAAGCGACATCGGTTGGTCAATCGACTTTGATTATGCCGGTATCGACCGTGTGGGCGACGAAGAATTCACACTACGCGCCGCAGGTCTTCGAGGAAGTATCACGTCTAAACGTGCTCACCTGGTCATTGTGGATGACCCTATTAAATCCAGTGCGGATATTAAAAACCCTGCTGTTAGAGATGAAATGAATAACAACTGGTCTTCGGTTATTGCTCCGATTGTGTTTGAGGGCGGTCGCTCTATCTGTCTGGGAACCCGATTCCACCCTCTAGATATTCATAAAACTATGTTCTCTCCCACAAAGGGATGGAAACAAGTTTCTCAAGAAGCACTTACTTATGACTCAGAAGGTGACGCAGTAAGTTACTGGCCTGAGCAATGGTCAGTTGAGTACCTTCAGCAGCAGAAAGAACTTGACCCAGTCGCTTTTGCTTTCCAGTACCAGCAGCAACCAGTCATGACGTCAGATCTGGTTTTATCACCTGATCTAATCGTCAAAGGAGAAGTTGAGACTGAGTTCGACTCGCTGGCTGTGGGTATCGACTTATCCGCCAGTAAAAATGAAACTTCTGATTACACAGCCTTTGTTCTTGGAGGGCGTCTAAAAGATAAGTTTTACATTATCGACGCGCACCAGGTGCGTTCTATAGGAAACCTTGAAAAGATCGACCTTCTGTGCGACATGCTTGTTGAGTGGGGAATCCTTGAGTTACAAGGAGATCAGTATTTTCCCACTTACTCAACTGTCACTCTGGTCGTCGAGGCCGTCGCTTACCAAGCTTCTCTAGCTGCTGATTTGAGACGGGTATTACTGAATGAAAGAGGTTTGGGAAACTTGCATATCCACGAAGTTAAAGGTTTTCGTGGCGATAAAGTTGCTCGTTTTAGAGGGACGCTCGGTCTACTAGAGAATAAAAAAGTCATTTTTAACAAGTACCGCAAATTCGATGCGTTGACCGATCAGTTGATTAATGTCGGTGCAACGTCTCACGACGACCTCTTAGACGCTTACACCTGGCTCATGACCTTCCTTCAGCGTCGCGGAAACTTCTCAGTTGAATACTAATGAAATCCATTTACATCACAGTTACAGCTCACAACCCTTTAGCTCGAGTAGATACAACTCTGAAAGTTCTCAAAGGGTATGAATCTATAGAGCTTGAAAAAGAAATCGACATTTTTATTGATTTTGACCATCGTTTAGATCTGGATGAGTTTTCCCTAATCGTTGCTTCCCACACCAACTTCAATCGGGTTGGCTTCGTTGTCGCTGGAGAGGAATACAAGGGCTACGATCTTTGCTGGGCGCATAAGCCTTCTCTTATAAGAAAAATTCGCAAGAAGACACATGACTTTTATATGTACTCAGAGAACGATATGTTGTTTACAAAAAAACATTTTGATTATTGGCACAAACACAAAGATGAACTAAAAGCTCATAATTTAGAGCCTGGTTTTTGCCGAGTTGAGCGCTTAGGCAACAAGTTAATTCCTTTCGATAACTATCGAAAATGGAAACTGGGTGGCGTTACAGAATATGTATGGGATGACATACCGTTTAAATCAGAGTTTATTCCAAAACTTTTTGATGAAGATATTTTTGGATTCACAACTCTGGGCAACCCCTACTCAGGGATGATGATTCTGGATCAGGAAGATGCAGAAAAGTATGTCGAAAGCTGGAGCTGCAATCCGATTCATAGTCACATCAAAACAGGTAAAAGAAACTGGCCTATCGCAGACCGAGCCTCAATGGGTCTTGCTTTTGAAGACCTGAAGCCGTGGCAAGAACATCGCCGCGTTGTGCCTGTTACGTATGAAGGAGATTCTGTAGTGATACCTGACTACGCCTTGATCGAGCATTTAGATAAAAAGTATTCGTCAGCGCTCGTAAAAAATCAAAGTATCATTGACACGAAAACCATGTTCTCATACTGACATGACTTTATCCTTACACAACTCCGATAGAGTCGACCACCCCACGCACTACAACCAGGGTGACATTGAGTGCATCGATGCGATGTTGGCTGCTGGTGGGCAAGATGCGGTCAAGAACTTTTGTCATCTTTCCTGCTTTAAATATCTTTGGCGCTTTGAGCACAAGAACGGTGTTGAGGATTTAAAAAAAGCAGAGTGGTATTTGAAAAAGCTTATTGAGTTAAGTAAGTTAGACTGACAAAAAGACTTAGAGAATGGACATCCGCGCTTTTGGTTCTGTATACGGGCAGCAAGCTAATCTGCCTTATGCGAGTGGATTCCACTGGGCTCCTGCAGACGGTGAAAAAACATTTACTACATGTCGAGCTCTTTACACAGAAGCTAAGTCGACACCTGGAACCGACAACGTGTATATCGGTTTTAATGATGGAGCTACTGATTTAATTCAAATTGAAAATTTACAAGGTAATGAACTGCTTCCCTTTGGTGCAGTTACACTTAGTGGAGGCTCTGTCCAAGGCGTAATTGTTCTCTATTAATGGATAGCTTTACTGGTTACGCAGATTTTTTTTCTGATCGCTACAACCGATCTTTAGACGCTGCTGGTCAACAAAGGCAGCGTGAAGATGAAGCTTCTCGTCGTTTTCGAGGTCAAGTCCAGGCTGATTTAGATCAAGCTGACGAAGGACCAGTCCCTCCCACAATGCCTGACGACGGAAGTCGCCCAGAGTTTGACACTGGCATGGATGAGATGGCAGATGAAAATGTTGAAAGAACAAAAAATTATCTTTTAGAACAGGCTAAGAAGCGCATTAACGGAGTAGCAGCCCCGCAAGAGTGAGTTAGCATACTGCTACTGAGAAGTCCTCGACGTGTTAATCGATTGCTTTCCGTATTTCAACGAGAAAGAACTTCTAGAACTTCGCATTGAAACGCTATACGATCACGTAGATGGTTTCTTGATTACTGATGCGAATCGTACGCACCGGGGCGAACCTAAAGAATTTAGCTGCGTTAATACTCTTAGAGAGCTTGGTATCCCCGAAGAAAAAGTCCAAGTTCTCCATGTTGAGCTACCTCCGATCGAAGAAGCCCCAGATCCTTGGATCAGAGAGCGAGGACAGCGGGATGCTCTGAGTGTCGGCCTGTTTCAACTACCTGAAGATACATTTTTTATCTGCTCTGACTGCGATGAAATCGCAAATCCAGCAAAGTTGAATGAAATTGAACAAGCTGTTTTAAATCAGCCAGACAAGATTGTGCGATTGAGTATGTCCATGCACTACGGCAGGGCGGATAAACAACTCGAGTCGCCCACGGGGGAGAAATTCGATTGGCGGTGTGGCACAGCTAGTACTGTGAAACAACTCAAAGATTTTGGAACTCTTTCATCCTTACGTGCAAGCACAAATAACTTTTATGTAGGAGATCGAGATGCAGGTTGGCATTTAAGTTGGATGGGGGACGCAGATAAGCGTCGACGTAAATTGAGCTCGATTGCTGAGTACTACATTTGGGATAAACCAGAAGTACAGAAATTGTGTGATGAGTTTAAAGCTGAGGAAGGTAAGACAGATATGCTTGGACGCCAAGATCATTTAATTACTTCGTATCCAGTAGATAAACTTCCTGAGGCTGCCCTTAGAATAGAAAGAGTAAAAAATTACCTTCTTCCCGATGGCTGACAGTAAAATGCCTCCGGAGCTTTTAGCTAAGTTCGCAGCTGACCGTGAGGAAAAAAAGGCTCCCAGCGGGGACGAGGTTAAGATGGGAAAACAAAGACGTGCTAAAGAAAAAGCCCGTTCTTTCAAAGAAAAGAAGTAATCGATTAAATGGCAGCCTCTACTGAAGTCCGCAACAAGTTCGAGGAGATCTTAGAGGCTGCTCGAACTCAAGGGCGGCAAAATCAAGCTGCAACGATGGTGGTTCTTAGCCACCTTCAGCAGATGACTCTCTTGATGATCAAGAAGGGTCTTTCTTTTTACTGCGACCAAGACACGTTCAAAAGCCGGACTCGGTTTCTTCATGATGTAATCGAGCTTAATAGGCTCGATATTCGTTTTCCTGCGATTATTCGCAACTTTTTAATCGACGGTTGTGGACTTTTTTACTTCCGTCCTGATCAAAAATTAAAATATCAGATCTATTTTTTCAATAAAAACCAATACCGTGTGTATCACGACGTAAACGGTCAGATTGAAGAAGTCGTAATCATTTACGATTACAAAGTTAAGAACGCGACACTGGGTTTACCTAGTGATGTTTACGGACAAAACAAGCGCTACGTCCGTTTGTCTATTACAGCAGACACAATTCAAGAGACTGAATCAGACTCAGAACTCAGTTTCGAAGTAGAGCCTGGAGCAGGTATCTCAGGAACAAAAAGTCGTCCTAATTCCTTGGGTTTTGTACCTGCCGTCGAGTGTTTAAACAAACCAAACGCTAGCGGCACAGACGGCGAAGGAGATTTCGATCCGTTTATGGAGCAAATTGTGCTCCATAACGACATGATCACCAATATTGCTAAAAATATTGAGTTCTTCGGCAACCCTACGCTGATCTCTAGTCGTCCTCGATCTGATCTGGTCGAGGCTGGCGATGCCGGAAGCACTTTCCGACCGACAATCAGCTCACAAAGTGGATTCGCCGGGAGGGATACACCTTCTACTCGTGTAAGTGAGCCTTTCGGCTCATCCATGGGTGGCGGCTTACGTGTCCCACGCATTATCGCCAACGTTGAACCATCTGATCGTGTGGGCTATATGACGCCCGACCCGATTAGCGGGGACATGAACCGTTATGCACTTCTGCTTCGAGAAGAGATTCGTACCGCTTTAGGTGGTGTCGATGAGATTTCGATTTCTGCAGGTGCTACTGCGACTGAAATCAAAGGTCTTATGGGTCGGGCTCAAGCCACGGCTCTCAGGAAGAATAAAAGCTTCTTGACCTATGGTTTCTGTCGTCTCTTGGAGATGATGATTTATCACCAAGAAATGATTTTCCGTGAATCGTTTATAGCGGCAAGCGGACTGAAAGAACCAAAACCACCCCAAGAACAAACTGAAGAATCAGTCGAAAAATATCAAAAGGCTTTGCGTCGTTTTGATATGAAACTCGATGAAGAAATTAAAAAAGCACTAGAAAAGAATAAAGTTCCTCGCGGTGTCGTCGGTCTTCCGGAAGACGGTGATCGCAGTGTTTCATATCGTTTTATGGGCGATGTGTATGAGGACACGGCTTTTGATTTACAGCAAAAATCAATCGTCGTTCGAAACATGCAAGAGGTTGGTGTTAACAGTGTGGAGGCAATTAAATACCTCTTCCCTGATAAGACTGAAGCAGAACGTGCCGAAATGTTGAAAGGCTTTCCATTCAGAATGGTTGGTCAAACACAGTCGGCAATGCAGCAATTCCTGGTATTATTAAATCAGATGTTGCAGTCTCCGCATCCTCTTGCGCCTGATCAACCTTTAGCGGCTGATCCTAGACTGAATATCACACCGCTCCTTTACAGGACGTTTGATCACCTTGCGGAAGAACTAACTTACTCGGGTAGCTATGAGCCAGCAGATCCAAGCTTCGACCCCGAGCCCGGTCTCCCCGGCGGCAGCCCCGGCGGTATCCAGCGACCAGGGCTCGACAACCGCCTACCCGCAATGGGTGGCACAAGGAGCTACCCCGGCGGTAGCTTCGGTTCCTACAGCCCAAGCGCCACAGCAGGTGGCACCGGCTTTGGACCCTTCTATCAGCAACCTGTCCAACCCGTCAACGTCGCAATCCTCCCCGAGCAACCCGTGGGAAGCAGCGATGGGTTCCCTGGAGCGGGTGATCAGCAACCTGCCTTCGCAGTCCCTCAGCCAGGCAGCACAGTCACTACAGACCCAGGCTCCGCAGCAGGTTACAACACCTCTGAGTCAGCCTTCACAGGCCCAGCCTTGGGCTTACCAGGAACAGCAGGTTCAGCAGACCTCGCCTACCAACGCCTCACAGACCCAAACTTCCTCGCAGGCTTCTACGGCCAGCAACAGCGAACTCAGCGCGGCAAGCGTCGAGGTCGTTAAAAACTTCGGCCTCGAGGCACCTGGCATTTTAAATGCTTACGCGTGCCAACTGGAGGACATGCTTCTTCAGCAGGCTGCGAAAACTGACGCTGTCGCCCAGCGTGCAGGTGGTATGGAGCAAATCCTGACCAACCCTGATTATCTGGCCGATTACACCGACCGCTTCTTCACCGAAGTTGTCCCCGTGGACATCGACAACGACGTTCCTGCTCAGGCTCCTCAGCAGTACCAGCAGAACTACGACATGCCTGCTCCTCCGGCAGCCACCGCTGGTCAGCAGCAAGCCGTTCAACCTCAGCAACAGTGGGATGCTTTTGGTGACGCTATGAGCCGTTCCCCTGAGAACGCTTGGCGCATGCTCGCTCAGATGAGTCCCGACGCTCTGCGTTCAAAACTCCTCTTTATGGAACCTTCCTGATAAGATTCTCATAAGGTGTACCAATCCTCTCCTTCGGGAGGGGATTTTTTATGCTAATTTTTAGAAAAAGGATGTAATTATGAGAGCTTTAGGGGACAAACGGCCTGATGAAAAGGCCAATACTAATAAAAAACAGCGTGTGGGAATGTCACCAGGGCCAAAAGCTCAGCCTCCCGCATCAAATCCCCCTGCTCCAGAGAGTTTTGACGAAAGTGTCGCGCTTTAAGACTCTTTTTCCTCTTTTTTAGAGGTAATTTTGTGAATCGCGACCGCTTCAGCAGCGTTTAGGAGTTTTATACCGGCATAACCGCCGATAAAGGCCACGGCTACCGATTCTTCTTTGCTTAATTGCATTCTTTCGGCCACCGCCGGGCTAACAAACGTGGCTAACAGCCAACCGACGGTCATTGCACGCAAAAAGTGCCTCAAAAAGTACTTTTTATCGCGTGGATGCACAAGAGATTCTGTCACGGTGCCCGCAATCGAACTACCAGCAAGCTCGGCATCTACTGCCAAGATTGAGACTAATTTTTCGATCATTAGTCTCAAAATCTAAAGCCTATATGCATAATAAATCGGCTTAGAGTGTAAGAAAAGCAAAGAAAGATGACTTTTGCACCTCTTTCAAACTGGCGATACGATAAATCCTTATATCACAACATTCAATCAGGTCCACAAAGGACAGGGTCTGCTTTAAATCTCACGGACACTTATATACTCACCTCGAGTGGGTACGTGTATGCGTCGGGCCAACAACAAACATATGTTGCTTTATCAACTCCCGGTGCTGATTACGGAACAGTAACTCCAGGGCCTCCTCAGTCATTTGCTGCTGATGTAGGGCTTGCGACTGAGACTTACCCAGAAACAAAGACTTTTGAAGTCACTGTGGTCAGTGACGGCGGTAATAAATTTGCTTTAGATAATGTTTCGCAAAAAAGTCTGACTCTTTATCAAGGAAGTACTTACATATTCGATTTATCATCTACAACCACTTCTGCTCACCCTTTCCGATTGAGTAAAACTCAAGATGGAACTCATGCTTTAGGTGTAGCGTTTACGGACGGCGTGACCACCTCTGGAACTCAAGGTGACCCAGGCGCGTATCTGCAAATTGTCGTGCCGTCTGGTTTAACGGCTGCGTTATTTCCTTTTTGCACCGTTCACCCCGGTATGGGAGGAACTGCTACGTATTCGATAAGTGGTCCCCCTGTTAATCGACCAATTTTCAACAGCACAAACTGGCGTCATGTACCGCCTGCGATTTCGGGTTATTGGACAAACTACGAAAATACTTATCCCCACGCTTCGGGATTACTGACTGTTTACGACGGTTATAGAAGGCAAGCTTCGATTTCTACAGCTAATTCGACAGTACAAACAGTTTTCGGTCCTGAACCAGGACTTAAAGATCGTGGACCTTTTATTTATTACGGAAATAACGTCCCTGATCAACAGCAATATTTACCTTTTGAAACTGGAGGCACTGCACCTGATGGCGGAAGCACTGGTGGCGGGATGTCATATCCGCTGGCTCAGTATCCAACGTTGATTCGTACAACTTCAAGCGGAACTGCCTCAAGAGCAGAGTGGCAGTACTACCCTCCGTCTTATTGTGAGTCTCGCGTTGAGTCAGTGCGTTCTCAGGCGCTACCCGGTGATACCGCCGACGGAAAAAATGTAATTATTCGAAATTCATATCGCGGTAAATCATCCAGGTATGTTCCTAACTACGGCAGCACTTATGGCGTGTTAGGTGAAGGTATTCGTGGCATGATCCGCACCTTTAGTCCTGGAGTAAATAGTTCAAATCAAAAAAATCAATAACGCTAAAAATAAGACAGCAGCTATGTAGATATAACTGCTTAAACGCTAAGATTAATTTGTAGTTTCTTGCGGACACTATCGATGTTTATCGATAATGATTTTCCCAAGATTCTTGGTGCCGAACTCTACCGTCCGCACCCTGCTTACATCGTTGAGATGGCTGCCGAGCCGGTGGTCGTTCATGACTTTTCTAAGCAGCCAGGTCAGACGGTTCAGTTAGATCGTTACCGCTTCTTCGGTAACCCTGGCTCTAAGGAATCTCGGGAGCGCACTGCTGAGCAGACCATCGGTACTGCTAACAGCCGTAATATTGTGAAGGACAAGGTCCTTGTGACCTTGAAAGAGTACACGGGACCTGCAGATCCGGGTGATCCGACCTCTCCTTCAACCTTCAAAATTGCACGGGAAACCCTTATCACCGCGCAGCGTCTGCTGCTCGATACGGGCAACCTTACCACCTTCCACCAGTCAATCGGTTCGCTAACTCTGTTAGACGACTACCGCCGCTGGCGCGATCGGGTGTTCATTAACGAACTCCTGAAAGCTGTTTCTAAGGGTCAGTCTTCCGATTCCCAGGGCGGTTACTACTTCCCCGGCGATCTGGCTACTGGCGCTCTTACTTACACCAACGCCGAGCAAGCTAAGTTCGACGTTAAGGACGACCTCCTGCGTGTGGTCAAGTCCCTGCGTAAGCGCAACACCCCGACCTACCAGGACGGTTTCTATCGTTGCGTTTGTGACCCCACTTTCTTGATGCACCTGCGTCAGAACAGTGACTTCCGTGAGGTGGCTCGCTACCCCGGTAATGGTCAAATCAACCCGCTGATGTCGGCTATGCAGCCGAACGCCAGCATCTACATGGGTCAAGGCTTCGGTCAGGCAACTTTCGTTGCTGGTGAGCCTATTATGCCCACGGGCTTCGTTTTTGAGGGCGTGCGATTCTTCGAATCCACCAACATGCCCACTCAGACGCAGAACGCAACTATTGCCGGTGCAGCAGCTGATTACAACGCTGCGATCGGTATGTTCTTCGGTCCTCAGTCTGTTGGCGTCGGCATCGGCGGCAACAACGCTCAGGTTCTCCTGAACAATAATGATGACTTCTCACGATTCATCATGATGATCTGGAGCCTGTACGCTGGTTTCGAACTGCTCAACGCAGACTTCGTGACCGTTGGTTACTCTTTCGACGCTTGAGGAGGTAACTAACTATGGCTATTAACGCAAACCAGCTACACGTTGCCAAGATCTATCCTGGTAACTACACCAACGTTCTTCGTTATTGGCACGAAGAGAAATCCGTTGCTTTCCAGAACGCTAACGGTGTCGACTCCACCTTCACCAACCAGCCGGTTGGCGGTCCTGTCGGCGTTGTGTTCCAGCCTGGCTGGATCGCACAACAGGCTGTTGGTTATGTCGACCTGAGCTATCAGGCTCTCGGCACCAACAATCAGCTGAGCTACTACACCAAGCCCTATGGCTCTGGTCAGAACTCCGCTGAGCAGCCTTTCCTGAACGGCGACGTCATCGTTCCTTCTCCCGACTTCCACAAGGATGTCCGGGCTGATATCACCGATGGCATCAAAGTCCCTGCTACCGCTTACGTTTATCGCGCTTCCCTGCGCCTGAGCGGCGGCGACATCGTGAGCAGCGGCGTCGCAGGTGCTGACTCCACTCCTGAACTGACCCTTGTCCCCGCTGTGGGCGTTGGTCTGAAGGATGACGGTACTGTCGTTTCCGGTCAGTTCGGTGCTTCCATCACTGGTGCTAACAGCGCCATTGCTAACGGCAGCACCGGTTCCACCAACATCTTCGATTCCAGCAGCTGGGCTGCTCTCGGATCTGAGACTCAGTGGAAACTGTTCACCACGACTGACCTGGGCGGCGCTGCCGGTTCTGGTCTGGCTCAAGGCTCTGGTGTCTATGACCCCCGTGCTGCAGCCAACAAACTGTCTGGTGATGACAAGGCTCTCGCTATCTGCGAAGTCTGCTGGATCATTCCCGACGAGCCCCCCGAGCGTGCCGACCTGGCACTGCAGCCCGACGGCATCGTCGAGTCCTCCACTTACACCAGCACTTCTCCTGCCTGATAAAATCAGAAGGCGACGTGTAAGACCTCTCCTTCGGGAGGGGTCTTTTTTTATGTTTTAAGGACCAAAGGTATACAAATAACGATGCATTCCTAAAATATATTGATCATAGTTTTGACACTATGCCTGATCTTTCTGATCTTTCTATTGAACGCACCGAGTGTCCTAGATGCGGCGCGGTTTGGTTCAACGGGCAACTCTTTTGGGCAACCGGGGCGAAGGGTAAAGAAGAGGATTTAGCAGGTTTAGTTTGCAACATGGTTAATACGCCTCAGTGCATTAACCCTAAAAAAGGTGCCGAAGGCGGCGATACCTGGGAAAAGCGCCGTAAGTTTATGGAGAAGATGGACGAAAAAATCAAAGACGGTGGGCAACCTGGCTGGGATGCGGGCTTGTCTTTTGGCGATAGTTAGTAACCACCTGAATACGGACGTGGTTGACGAGCTCGTTCAGCAGCGTCTTTGAATTCTTCAGCGATTTTGGAATACTCCTCTCTCAAAATTGCTCTGTCTTCCGGAATGTCGCTTCCATACCCCAAACCTTTTCCAAGTAAATAAGAAAGTTCTCTTAAATAATTTTCTACATTTAAAAGTGCTCCGACATTAACCTTTTCTTCTGGTATGACACCCGCCTCCTGCGCTGTGGACTGACCTAACTCCATCGCTACAGGAATAAAATCTAAACCTCCGCTTAAAGCAGAAGCTAGGGCTCCTCCTCCACCGACAAGTAATGCATTCAATTCTCTTTGTTGTCGTGAAGGCTCAGCAGGGTCGTTCAGCTCAACACCAACATTCATAGCGTCACCTGCTAGCGGGATTGTTTTACCGCCGAGGCTTTTGACTACACCTGCTGGAGACAGCCCGCGTAATTGCCCTGCTAAACGTCTCAGACCTTCAACCGGATTACCGAGAAGCACATACTGTTCCGGTCGTGCGGTAAGAACACCAGGCGAGTCTTTATCCATTTTTCAGTCAGATAATCACTATTTTAATACTATCTGGTATAAGCTACTGCTCGTATAGTGATTGTTATGTCCACTAAAATCTACGCACCCAGCGGTATTAAAGTCACTGTCCTGTCGATCCATGACGAAGGAGAGTACTTCATGGTCCGGTCGGATACTTCCGGCAAGGTGTTTTTTGCACACAAAGATCAAGTTCAAGAGCTTGTGGACACTCCTGAACAAGAAACTGATGACGTACCGACACGTAATCGACGCAACCGTCGGAAGGTAGCCGTAGCTAAAAAAGAACCGATCGTCGTCAAACCACAAGTTCCCACCGATAACCGAGTCAATTTGAACACTTTGACTGCAGAAGGCTTGACTCAGGTTCTGCCTGGAGTAGGTATTAAAACCGCTAAAGAAATTATCGAACTCCGCCAAGGATTACCTGGTGAACGATTTTCTAAACTTGATCAGTTAAAAGCTGTCAAACGTATCGACTGGGATGAAGTTTTTTCGACTGGCGAAGTTTACGTAGAATAAGAGAAAATGTTGAGTAGATCGTGGCGCAATTAAGTCAAAATGAACTAGAGCAGATCCAAAGTTATCTTGCTCAACAAGGAGTTACATTTAACGCCACGACCACTGACGCTGCGAAGCGTGAAGTCATTTACGCGGCGATCAATCAGATCACCCGTAACCCTGCTCAAGTATTTGGTTACAAATTAGATGACTATAACTTTAGCCGCGTTGCTTACCATCTTGCTTATAATATCGCTACTGTACCAGCTGGGGATTACGCAAGATTAGTAGAGGCTTGCAATAGTATCCCAAGTGAGTTCTACAACGATAAGATCGTTCAGCAAATTGAGCGATGTGAGGAAGCTGAGCGCTTTACAGAATTAGCTGACGGGCGAGCCACAAGTCGTCAAGAAACCATCTTGGGTGACGTTTCGCGTTCAATCAACATTCAGGACAAACGAGAAACCGCTCGTATTTGGCGTGAAAATTATATGTATGAGTGCGATCGTTTGGCTCAGCAACTTTACGTACCTAATTACAGAGACCCCGTGGCAGCCAGGTATCGGTTCGAAAGATCTGGCGGTGAGTTTATTCAAGCAATACCTGGACCTCCTGATGTATCACGATCCGATCGTCTATATTTCCAGGCCAATTGGCGCTAAAGTAGAACTAAATATCGCATAGTTTATTGTGGCGAATTTTAGGCAGCTGCAAGATAATCCGTTACTTGGACCTTTCGTCAAAACCTTAGTAGACAGGCTTGGTGTCGGTGGTGCCCGTAAAGTAATTCAACAAGGGGCGACTATGACAACCGGACCGGTTGATAAAATTCCCGTTCCGCGACCACAGTTTGGCCCAGGTGCTCGCCCTAAAAGCGCTCCTACTAGCTCCAACGTGCCTTTACAAAGGAGTCCGATTGGCACAGAGGGACGCTCTCGCCCAGCTCCGAACAGGGCAGAATTTACTCCTGTTGAGTCAATTGAAGTTGAAGGTCAACTGAGAATTCCCCTAACCCAACCGGGCCAGGGTGGCCGCATCTATAGCCCCGCCAAAAGCTCTAAAAGTGCTGACGTTGTCGAAGCTTCGATGCGTTCGAATCTTGGCGACGTTATGGATGCTGCCGGTTTCCCTCGGTATAAGGCCGCTGAAGGTCAGTTTGCAATGGATCTTGAGCCTAGTGTGACTCGCGAAATGATGCGTCGCATGGCTCCAGGTATGAGTCAAGCACCAAGTATCCCTGCCTCCATGCGCCCTATGGGGGTTCAAGTCACGGATTTGCGTGGCATTGATCCGAAACTAATCGAACGAGGGATTGGTCTTGGAATCATTGGAGCCGGTGTTCTCGGTAAAGAAGAATTAGTTAATGCTCCTGCAAGGTTCGAGCAAGAGCTTGCTGCAGAAAACAAACTTATTTCTGACGTGCTTGCGTCTGCTTCTCAGCAGGGTGGTGCCCTCGCTGAAGTCATTATGCGTAACGCACCTCGTGGACCTGAGAACTATTCGAGCCGCGAGGAATATAACTTAGTTCGATCAGAATTTTTAAATAATCTTCGGAGTGGAAGGTTCCAACAAGCTGCTGACCTGATCGAGCAATATCGAGCTCAGCAAAATGCTCCTCAAAGTCAACAAACTGGCGAGGCCGTGACCACCGAACGCCTTGTGGCAGAAGCTGGTTCAGACGATGCCGCTAACGTCGCTGGCAACATCACTTATGGTGCAGAATCTGATATGGCTGGTCCTCCTGCAGGAGCAATCTTAGATGGGACTGCAGAAAGGCAAGGAGCTTCTGAGCTTTCTCAGTTTACGCAAGCCCGGTCTCAGCCTGAGCTACGTATGGCGAGCACTGCAATGATGCAGTCTATTAAAGAGGATGCTGAACGTCGTTTGGCTGCTGAGGCAGATCCTCGTAACCAGGCTTACATGGCAGCTCGCGCTGGTCTAGGACCTAACGCCACTCAAGCTCAGATGGATCAAGTCAGGGATATGGGGCTTGAGCTTTTCCGTCAAAACTTCCCGCAGATGCGTTGAGAAAACTAATCACTTTTTAAATTAAACTAGAAACAAACTAGGAGAACACAGTGGCATCGACCTCAACCAATAAACAACCGATGATGGTCGATCGTCCCTTCTTACGGGGCGCGAAGATCACCAGTTCTACTAATACTGTCAGCCAGGTGAACACTGAGTTCGCCAATCTGGTTCAGCTTGTTCGTGTTGGTGATCTGCCCTCAGAGGACGCTGCAATCGTTGAAGACATCTTTGTAGTCTCGAACGAAGGTTACCCAGACGACGGAGGTGTTCGTGCAGCAGCTTTTGGCATATACATCTACGCGCCTAATCAAGCTGCACCTTCTACAGCTGCTGCGATTCTCATTAACAAATTTACTGTCGGCCTTTCCGGCAGCACTGAAGGTTTAATTCAACGAGTCGAGCTTCCGAAAACAATTGCTCCTGTTCCTCAGGTAGGTGATACAAACCTCCTTCGCCCTATTGAGGTCGGCGGTAATGAAGCTCTGTATTTAGAAAAAGGTTATATCCTCGGTGTTGGTTATTTAGGAGATTCCCCCGTGGCAGTCTCCGGAGGTTTGAGTCCTTCGGGTGTTTCGTTCTGGGCACAAGGCGGTTTCTATTGACCCGTGAGTAAACGTCGCAAAGGCTCTGATTTCTTCGGGTGGGATAACTTTGCACCCAAGAGTCAGAGCTTTTCGTTCGACAAAGTAAAAGGTGGCAATACAGCAAGGTCACTCGACCGACCTATGCCGTGGCATGAAAAATTCAGACCTGACGTAAACCTCAAAGACTTTAGCGTCCTCTACGACTACAACTACTCGTCGATGTGGACGCGCTGGCGTCGCGGATATGAATTGTATATGTACACCAACCAGGCTTTGGTTGGTCTGAACTATACGTTCAGATATGCAATGAACGGGCAAGCAGGATCTGGCGGCACTGAGATTCCTGGCCTTATGTACATGTACCCGTCCACTGAACAGGACATGGGTATGAGGATGGTCGTCATACGGCCACGAGACAGTATCAACCTTCTTGACCTGGGCTTATCAGTCAAAAGTGTTTTCAATTACGACATCATTAACAAAGTCATAGGCGTAGAGCTAAGCAGCAACTTTGGTCCACCTGTTTCTGACATGACCGGTGAACTTGTTTCAGATCGATTCGAAGCAGACGGTACACCTAAAACGACCTACAACAACTACACAGTTGTTGCTGTGGGGACTAAAGCAGCCGGTCCTCAGGTGCCTACGGGAGCCTCGGACTTAGACACTCTTTTTCTCTCGGTTGCCCCCGATAAAAGTTTCACAACTATCGAGGACAGGTCATTTTCTAGTCCTGCTTTCGGCAATCCAAATGTCGGTGAATTTCTTTCAACCGCCATGCGTTTTGGGTGTAACTGCCCTGATTATTTAGCTAGAGAAGACTTCAACTTATACAAGTACGCGCAGAAGAAAACATATCCTTACACTGGTGTTCAAGATCTCAAGCCCGGTACATACGATGCTGGTACTAATACTTTCGACGGTGAACGACCGGTAGATACTCGTGACTTTCCAGGTTTCACAAGAGACTTTGGTTTTATCTACACAAAAAATCTTTTTCTCGGTCCTGTAGACGGTACAGATACAAAAGCTTCTTCTTACTCCGATCCGAACCTACTTTTCTTCCAGCCAAAATTCTGCAAACACATCTACGCCTCATGGTGGGATATGCAAAACAGATTCCCAAATTACAAATACCTAGGCGCTTTTCTACAACAACCTACTGACGAGCCAATGGACGGTCGGTATCGAGAGTATTTCGATATCAACTTAGATAAGCAGTCTAAAAAACTCCAGACAGCAAGAAGTCTGAACTGGTGGGAAGCATATTCTCCTTCACGAGAGTCGGTCCCAGATCACGTCTTGTATTCGGACATGAACCCAACCATGGTCAAAGTCCTCAACTTTGACACGCTGGCTTCTGGTGTTTCAGTTCCTCTTGTCCCGAGTGGATTCATCATGTTCGACATCGATGAATTCAACCCACTGCAGCCCGTCCCGCCTGAGAACCGACCTATTATTGACGGAGGTCAGTATGTTGACGGTGTAATCAGCGGCGCAAGTGGCACGATTATTTACGACGGAGGGGTTTATGCAAACGGAGTTCCTGTCCCACCACTCTTCAGCCCGATTATCAATGGAGGTACTTACTAAATGACAACCACTCCGGTAACTCTTCTATCTAAAAGGTCTGGTAATACCTCTGACCGTCCTCTTGATACGACCATCCAAGCTGGCGAGTTAGCTATTAACTTTGCAGCTGCGGAGAATGGTCTTTACTTTAAAGACTCAGTAGGCGCAATCCGCAAGGTTACAGGCGTTCACTACGGCTCAAGTGCACCCAACAGCACACCAGCAGGTGAGACTGGTAATTCAGTAGGTGAGATTTGGGTTGATTCAGGCGCTAATAATTTTTTGCGAGTTTGGGATGGTTCTTCCTTCATCAAAATTGGCGCTGCCTTCGCTGATGCAGCTGGCTCCGCCACAGTGACTATTGCATCAGGCGCAATCGTTGCTAACAGCGCTGTGGTTGCGTCAGGAGCCTTCGGTTCTACCGTTGCCTCTGGTGCTTTAGGAGCTGTTACCTCATCTGGAGCTTTGGCAGCATCAGGTGCTCTTGTCGCTTCAGGTCTGGAAATCGCTGTGATCAGCGGTGCCTTTCCTTCAGTACCTGCGTCTGGGGTCTTTGGGTATCGAGTTGATCCGCCAAGCGGTTTATATATTTCTTTTGGAGGGGGTTGGGTGCCTGCTGCATAATGAACCATCCTCACAACGACCCAGAAGATCCCACAGCGAATGACTGTAATTACAACTTCGCTCAGATGCTTTTTGCTTTCTGTCTAGGTGTCACAGTGATGTTTGTTTTAGCCGTGGATGAAATCAATGATTTCAAAGGCTGCCCTTTTCCTACTACCTCAAAGTCGCCTTAATTTTGCCAGCAGTCCCGAATAAATTACCAATAATCGACGCCATCGCCATCTCAACGTCAGGAGCGCCGACTTCACGCGCCGTGTCATAGAGATCCTTGGCCTTGAAACCGCAGTCTTCGAGGTTCCGGACATAAGTAACCAGGCTATCCCGAGACTCATAACTCTTAACGTTTTTAAAGTTTTTAAAGGCTCCCATCAAGCCTTTCTCGCACATAGGCAGGAGGTAGTCCATGCTCCGAACCTTTTCCGCCATGCTGTTGAAATCACAGAGGTGACGTTTGTACTGCTCTTTGAGGAACTCACTCATTTCGAGTGAGTTAGGGCTTTCAAGATTTAGGGAGAGCAGATTCGCCTGAATGTTCAAGTGATAAAGATAAGAGGCCAGTTCGACCATCCCAAAAATGAGATTGTCGATACTGACCTCTTTGGTGACGATAACTTCTTCTTTGATTATTTCCCCCGTTGGTGCTAAGGCAGCTTCGGAAAGAATTTGTTGGATATTAGAAGAAGTCATTTAATTTAGACAGGGCACTGACCCGTGCTGCAAGGTGTTTCTTCTCCAACTTTAGCTTCTACAGATACTTCTTTCTGCTCGTCCTGGGTCTTCAAAAAGTCTTGTAGAGCCTCCTTGTTGATGCGGAAAAGGGATTTCGCACCATTGGGTTGAAGGTTGACGTAGGTGCTCTTAGGCCAGCCACCGGGTTGACGTGATTCGGTAAGCGAAATGCGTTTACGAACAAACCCAGCTGAGCAATTGAGCAGCTCAGCAGTTTGCGCGATTGTGAGCAGCTTCTGGGATTCCATGCGAATTAAGTAGTGAGTGATCTCAACGACAAAAGATTAGCAGGAAATACCTAGACAGCAACAAATAAAAGGTTACTTATTTTGTCTTAATGTTCTATGGCGGTTATGATATATCAAGACTTGCTTGACAGTAGCTAATGGCACGGATTCGCCTGGCAGGAGAGGTTTTCAGCGGCTACAACAAGCCGAAACGCGACGTACAAGGCGGCAAACAGTTTGCTGTGGCAGCTAAGGAAGGCGATAAGGTCCGTCTTGTCCGGTTCGGTGACGCGAACATGGAAAACAAAAGTGACGATCCTGAACGACGTAAGAACTTTCGTGCAAGGCACAGCTGCGACGAGAAAAAGTCAAAACTCACCGCAGGATACTGGTCATGTAAGAACTGGTGAGCATGTAGTGACATAGTGTAGACGTTTAATTCTAATTAGACTAAAGTCAGCAGCATCGATACGATGAACGGCTCTGAACACGTAAGTGTCAGTCTTACCCTGGAAGATGAGTTTGTACTGACCCGGATCAAGAACGCTGCACACGAACTCAAAGGCAAAGAACGAGATCAATATCTTTGGAATCGAATCGTTAGGCTTATTTGTCGTGAACGAGCCTTCAAGTACGTTGTCGATGAGCTTGGAGTTTGCGTTGATCCTAATATTGGTGTATTTGATGATTTAGAAGATGAACAAGATTAAATCAATATCCCTATCGGTTTTATTACTTCTGAGTGTCGCGTCGCCTGTTTTTTCTGCACCTGAGTTTTTTACTTTTTATGAATTAAAAACTCTCGCAAAAAAAGCAGGTTTTTCCGAAGCTATTTCTCCGACTATCGCAGCCATAGGATTAGCTGAGTCGTCAGGTAATCCTAGAGCACACAATGATAATTTAGAAACTGCAGATAATTCATATGGTCTGATGCAGATCAATATGATCGATTTCCCGTACTACCTGCTTGGCACTTCGCGCCGCAAGGAGTTTGGTATCGAGACTAATGAAGCTCTGTTTGATCCATTCGTGAATATGAAAGCAGCAAAAAGGATTTATGATACGAGTGGCTTAACTGCCTGGAGTGTATACAGGCACGGAACTTACAAAAAGTATCTTCGCTAATCACCATGGATTATTCTTCCTCCTTTCCTATTACTTCGGATAATGATTTTTCTTCAGCGTTTAATAACCCCAGCCCGATTAATTTTGACGCTGTGGGGGAAACTGTTTTTCCCACACAAAATATTCTTGGTGTGAATAAAAATATGGATACCATCAACCGTTTTGGTGAGATGGTTTCTTCGATGGGGAGTTCGAACGTACCTCAGGCGCGACCCATTGGAGTAGAAGAAATGAACGTGCGTGAGCAGCTCCAAAAAATGGGTGAGGAATTAAATCGATTAAAAAATGCCGAAGAGTCTGACGTGGAGACCATTGCTGACAAAATGAATGTTGCTAAAGGAGCTATCGAACAAGCAGTCAAAGATTTTAAACGTATCAACTAGAGGTCTTATAATTTAAGAAAGTAGCGGTATCAAAGTGTCTGTAGCTCCTGGTGGATTCGGCGTTCCGGTTTTGACTAGCGGCACTGACTATTCTGGTGCTTTCAACTCCGGTAGTAGCGGGGGAGGAGGTTTCAACCTAGGTAGTATTCTTCAAGGAGGAATTACTGCTGGTTTAGATTCACTTTTGGGTGGCCTTTTTGGTGGGGGATCTAGTGGAGGCAGTAGCGGATCTGGACCTTTTAGCGAAGGCTTAGGGGATCTTATCCAAGCTGGTCCTGCTGCGTATTTTGATAATGAGCTTGTTGAACGTGCTACTCAACGCGTAAATGCTGAGACTCTCAAAAATTTAAATCAACTTCGTAACAACCTTTTTAACATTGCTTATCTCACGGGTCAATCGACTCCTGAGTTTGTAAATCGCACTGAAGGTCGTTTTCAAAACTACTTAGAACCAGCGGCACAGCGTGGATATAACTTTCTTAATACTTACCCTGCAAAATACGGTCAAACTCTTGCGGGTGATTCTTTACTGCAGAGATTCCAGATCGATAATTATCTTGAATCCTATAGCAATCTAAATCGTCCTACGTATATGAATCAAGCTACAAACCCAACAACTGTATCTATGAAAATGAATGAAATGGAAGATGTTGCAAATACATATATGAACAAATTTAAAGAAGCGTCTAATGCAGGTGGTTTGATGAACTACATGGATCAACAATCTCAGAGCTTTATTCAAGGAGCTGGGGCACCTGATCTACCTGATGTGCCTGATGTTCCTGAGTATCGTCAAAAAGCCAGTAAGTTCTACTCTAAAGATCGCGGCGTCCAAGATTTGATGACTTACTCCTCTTACTGATGAGTCTCGGTAAATCGCCTGCTGAAAGAAAAGCTGACAGATATGCGTACAGAAGAGGCACGCATACTGATAAAAATCAAGCTTTTCGTTTAGCAGGAAAAATTTTTGCAGATACAGATTTTAGAGCTGAAAAGAAAAGAGAAATAAGAGAGTCTTTGCAGAGAAGTCGCCCCGTTGGTTACGGCTTTGCAAACCGAGATGAATACGGACCAGATGATTCATGGTCTTCACAAGAATCTCTTAGAGGTATACACGACCGAGATCACTATATAGTTGGTGAAAATCATGGATTCGGTGCTCATAATTTTTGATAGAAGGTAAGTAGAAGACAAAACCAAACACCTTCGAGTTTTTAGTTTTTTTCATTTCTTCATCGTCTCTAGTCAGCTGAGGATGTTCCTTGAGAATACATATTGGTAAATCTATACCAGATTTTTGAGTAGCTAATAGTGCTACTTCAGTAGATGTAATGAATACAATGCCTTCATCAAACTCTCGTTTAATCCATTTTCGATGCGCCTGCTCTAGCCAAACTCTCTGATTTGATTTTTTAAAGTAATTAGTTTTTTCGAAGAGCTTAGTCGACTTAGTCTGTTCACTCTTAAGAGCTATATCTCTAGGTGGATAAAGATATACGTTTTTGCCCCTCCATGTTTGGTTTAGTCCGTCGTTTTCCCAAGTAAAAAATCGAGAAGCCTGAACGACAGTGTTTGCTCGATCGCTCGAGGCAGGATCTAAAAATATCTCACCCCCTAGAAACGCTGTGGTTACAGCAATCAACTCAGGAGGTGAAATAAAATCAAACGAAGCAAGCACTACTCAGATTGTGTATCTTCAACTAATGCAAGACGCATCTGACTGTGTGTGCTTTCCGTTTTAGTTCCTGACCATAAAACACTGTAGTAAAAATGTTTGGAACCAGCTCGATTTTTCTTGACAATAACGTCGATTACTGTTCCAATTCCTCTTTCAACTCGTTTGTAGTCTCGGGGGTTGAAATTGACTTGGAGTGCAATGTGCTTTGTTTCTTTGACAAAATCTCCTTCTTTGAATTTTGGTTCAGGTGCGGGACGTTTGTAAGGCATGTCAGAGGATTAGACCGTTGGTAGCGGAATCAATAACTTCATTAGCGTGCTCGGGGTCGAGACGCATTAACTCAAGGTGATCTTCTTCATAAAAAGCGACTAGGGCAAGACCGGAGTTACTTTCCTTTTCGACGAAATAAATTACTTTTTTGAACATATCTTCAAGATCACTAGACATAGCTTCTTGCGCGATAGACAAGTCCGCTTCAAGATCTTGGATTGTGCAGTACTTACTTGCCATCGGTTCCGTGGGGTTGAAGACAAGAACACCTTTACCTCTGTATTTTCTGTTTTCTTCGTACAGAGTGATCATGTCACTAATGATGCTTCTAAAAACACCTGCACTGAGTTTGCGCTCAACTTCACTGCCTTGAGAAATCATTCGGCGGAGACGATTTACTGCTTCGTTACTCATACTTAAAATTGCTCCAAGCGGCCTGAAGGATTTCATACGGATCATACAGAAACTTTGAACTGTTGTTTTCTTGAGGATCGAGTTTGCAGTAGTGTTTCCCCTCTATAAGACCAGAAGCTCCTTTAGAAGAAAGACCCTGAAAAATTAATTTATCGATAGTGACCGTAGGCACACCAAGACGTTGAGCAATTGTTTTTCGATTTACAAAAGCTGTTGTTTTTCGGTTGTGCTTGTTAGCCATCATTTGCAGCGATACATCGATGCTGCTCAAAAGATCTGTGATTAATTTGATCTCTTTTTTAATTGATTCAGTAAACATTTCAGTAGGAAGGATCCCCTCAATCACCTGACGTCAGGCAATTAGGGCGACTTGCGTGAGGGCGGAAAACGGTAAAACGCTACCTCAACCTTCCGTGACCGTTAAGCCGTTTCTTACAAAACGATCGAGGTCAGTCTAGGAGCGCCTGTGCTTGTTGGTGAAAGTCGGGCGAGTCCTCAACGAGTAACTCGATCAGCTTATCGAGCTTTCGAGACACGTCAAGAGGTTGTGAAGCATTCAAGATCAACCAATATTTGTGTGCGTTGAGTAAGTAGTATTGTGACTGTTTAGCTTTGAGAGCTTGACAACGCCATTTTTCAAAGTCAAAACTTGATTTATATCGACTACTACCCATTGCACACTCGGATTGACGTATGTCAATTTGTAAATCAATGTCAGTAATTGTGTAACCGATAGCTGAGATTTTTGCCTCACAGTCTTTGACAGAAGTAGGAGGCTCGTTATCGGAGTAAATCCAAGGCGGCAGATTTGAAATAATGTATTTTTCTTCCCAAAGAGAAGGTTTATGAGGCCTTACTTCCGAAGTGGAATGATTCGAGAATGTCCTCGATGTATTTGTTGAAATTCCCATTGATGCAATAGAGCGTGTGGTGTTCAAATCGGGTCCTAGTAACAAGATCGAGCTTTCTAAGTTTTTTAAGCTGCTCGCGAGTAGTCGCCTGAGACTGACCCAAAGCCTCAGATAATTCGTTTACATCAGTCGGTTGAAGGGACTGTAACTCATAAATTAAAAAACGCAGCTTTTGGATTTGGTTATATCTCTTTTTATTCTTCGAATTGATCTCTCTGACAGCTCTATAGAGAGCTTCTCGTGCAAAAGCTGCTTGATGGTTCCGGGGGAAATCTTTTGTCTGATAAGAGCTTCCACCGTTTGGCGAGCTGCCAAGGGAAGTGTTGTGTCCTTTGTTGTTAGACATAGGTGATGAGGGTTGATACACTTTGGATTACAGCACTTGGAGCGCACACAGTGCTCTGATTTAACCTCTTTTCTCCAGAATTGAGTGAAGATAAACCTCCTTGTGCGTTGGTAGTGAGCGTCATTGGGTCCTTTGTACAGACCTCCGTCGTCCGGAAACTCCAGACAAGCCTTGGGATCGAGGGTTGCTCGATGCATGTTGAGCCACGCAAGGAGACGCTCGGACTTATAGGTAGCCTTTTGGTGCTCTTCTCGACAGATCTCACAGGCGTGGATGCCATCGAAAGGAAGCAACACGTTTGCTGAGTCCTGAGAGCTGATAGTGATCGGCTCAGATCGACCACACCGGCAGGACCAAACGACAACATCACCGTAATCCAGGACGTCCCAGTGCCCACGGATGATCTGAGAAGTTGGCTGACCAGGCGGACGAACGGGTGCCGAAGGCTGAAGAAGCCCTAAAAGCGCCGCCAGACGGGCGTCGCGAGTGTTCATAAGCATGTTGATGTTCTTGTCTTAAGAGACTAACACACAGAACGCACAGAAGGGTAGTATCAACAGATTTTCAAAAGAAAAAGACTTTTTCACTTGAAGGTTTTTCCATACGTGCTGGCTGGTGTCAGGTGTCGATAAAGATGCTGTTGCACGGACACAGAGGCCAAAAACTCCTACTTTTCTAATTTAATTACTTAATACGTATACTTAGACGTCTATATAGATACGAATTAAGGGACACACTGCTTAGATTTAAGCGTTCTGACGGACTTTATTAGGTAACAACAGTCGCAAGCTCTTGTGGAAGGCAGTGTGAGTCATAGTGTTATACAATTTGATTAATAGATTAAGTATCATGCGACTCACCTGCAATTCCGAATCTCCTCCGACTTGGCAAACGATTCGAAAAAGAGCTAATCAACTAGGTATCCCTGCCTGGAAACTCGCTGAAGAACTTGCTTTTCACGAGGACAAAGAAACTTTGAGATTTTCAGACACATCGAATAACGGGTAAGATTAAATTCGAGGAATACTCAGATAGACTGATATAAGGAGGTGGACTATTTAAATGCCTGAACGCAATAGCCCTGCTTGTCCACTTCACGGCGATCTCCCTAGGGCAAGACACCCTCACAACTTCTTCGGAATTGTGACGGTTATCGATCAACTCATCGACACTATTAGCGGCGTGGGAACTACAAGTTTTACGAGATGCCCCTACGGCTACCCCGCCAACTTCGAAGGCGTAGTAAGGGCTCTTGAAGATTTAAATTCTACGACAAGTGGTATTAGTGCTGGTGGAGGTGCTCCTGTAGTCACCTCTGGTATTACTGCCGGTTCTGGTTTATATGCTTCGATCAGTGGAGATTTAGTTTTACTCAACTTAGATTCACGGGCTGAAGGCTCGGTTTCGCTTGCTTACGATTCGAATACTGCTGTATACAGCGGATCTGCAAGTTCTTCACCAGGTGGTGGAGCGAGCGTCACTGTATCTGGAGCACCTGGTACAGGTTACTCAGCAGGTGACCTTTGGTTCGATACAAACGAAGGTCGTCTGTTTGTTTATGCATCAGGCAACGACGTTGGATCTCCTGACTGGTATCAAACAAACGCCGAGGGCATTGCTCTTATGAGTGACCTTCCTCCGTCGGGTGGTGGTGAAAATGCACCTGCTCGTCACGGAAGCATTTGGTTTAACCAACTCGCGGGTTCACTTTTTGTTTACGACGCGCAGACGAGTGGCTGGTATGAAACTGGTCCGCAAAGAAGCGTTGCTTACGGCGCTGCTCCTCCAAGTCCTCCTGTCGCTGGTGCTGGTTGGTACGACACGATTGATTCAGCACTTAAAGTTTGGAATGGCACCACCTGGATTAGCACTTAATATCAGGACGCTTTTACCAAACCCATGGCAGCCAAAAACGGTAACTACATCGCCTCCAAACCAAAGACGACTTGTCAAGGTCAGGGTACGAACTCCCGTCCAAAGCGTCGCGGTAAGAAAAAATTGAGAGGTCAGGGGCGCTAAAGTGATGTTAAACAGTAAATAAAAATGGCAATCGTCAGCCTTGTTGCAGGTGAGACTATTACTGCTGGTCAGGCAGTTTATATCAACTCATCTGGTCTTGCTCTAAGGACCCAGGCTGACGGTGGCAACATTGATTTAGCAGCTTGTGCGGGCGTTGCCCAGGACACAGTTCTTGAAGGTCAAAGTTTTCGGTGTAACGTTGACTCGGTATCAACAATACCGAGTGCCTCTTTCACACCAGGAACTGCACTTTTTTTACACCCATCTAATGATGGAGGTTTAGCTGAGTACGATATATTCGCTTCTGGTGTAGCAGCAACTGCGGCTGTAGGTCTTTATTTAACCCGTGTGGGCACAGCATTAACAGCCGATCGATTGGCTGTTGAATTAAAAAGACCCATTTTTATTAATAACACTACATCGATCCTTCTTATGGAGACTGCATCTGGCTTGGTTGTAGATGCTATCCTGGATGAAGATGGCTTTAGAATTGACACAGAAGGTGCACTCTAATTATGCCTAGCCAGAAGATATCCCAATTTCCAGCTCAAACGACCGTAGCGTCGGGCGATATCCTGGCGCTCGTAACTGTTTCGGGCAGCAGTTTTGATAATAAACGAATAGGAATTGACGTTTTAGATGGTAGATATCACGCTTCTGCTTCGGGTGGTGCAGCATTAGAAATTGCTGTTGAAGCTCTTGCTTCTGGTAATGCTGCTCTAACTGATTCTTTAGAAGCACTCGCCTCAGGTAACGCAGGTATTTCTCTTGCAATTGCTTCAGGTAACGCCGCTCAGGCTTCTGGCAATGCCGCGCTTGTTGACGCTGCTGCAGCACTTGCTTCAGGTAATGCTGCGATTGTTGATGCGTCAGCTGCTCTTGCTTCAGGTAACGCAGCACTTACTGACGTTTCAGGTAAATACGACAAGACGGGTGGACCTATTACAGGCACTGTAACCATCAAAGATCAATCGATCGGTGAGGTTGGAAATCAAGGCGTTCGTAATGGCACAATTACACTTGATTTTGCTTCTGCAAATAATTTTGAATTTGTCCTTGATGGGACTTCTACCCTTGGTGCACCGACGAACGCCAGCGGCGGTCAGTGTGGCGCTATTACGATCCGCCAAGATAGTACAGGATCGCGTACGCTTGCTTACAATGCGGTGTTCAATTTTGCTGGCGGCACTGCACCGACACTCACGACTACAGCTAGTGGGGTTGACGTAATCTCGTTCTATGTTTCGTCCCCGACTGAGATTCAATCCGTTGCTGTTTTAGATCTCCAATGATACCTGGACAGGCTCAACAGTTTTTTGAAGCAGCTGCTGCTCAAGCCGGTGGTGATCACCAGGTGGACCGGAGCTTGCGGTTTAACAGTGCTGATAGTGCATATTTAAGTAGAACTCCGTCAACTGCAGGTAACGGAAAAACTTGGACATTAAGTACGTGGGTAAAAACTTCTAGTAATGGAAGTTTGCTGTGCAACGGTGTCGCTAGCAGCGGCGATAACGGGATATATGTTCAATACTCCTCAAACACATTGTATGTAGGGACATGGACAACTAGCTGGCAATGGAATCTTATTACTAACCGTGTTTTCCGTGATCCTTCAGCGTGGCATCACGTGGTAGTCGCTGTAGATACAACACAATCGACGACTTCAGATCGAGTAAAAATATATATAAATGGAGTGCAGGAGACTTCATTCTCTACAGCAACTTACCCATCACAGAATTACGATACGCTTGTCAATAACACTGCATTACATGCTATTGGCCGTTTTGGAAATTTGACCAGTGGTTATTTTGACGGTTATCTTGCTGACTATCACTTCATCGACGGTCAAGCACTTGCGCCGACTGACTTCGGTGAGCTTGATTCAAATAATGTTTGGAACCCTAAGCAGTTTGAAGGGACATATAACACTGCTGCATCAATTCCGTCTTATCCAGCAGTAACAATTAGCCCCTCTACTGTCGGCTACGGCAATGTTAGTCACGTCAATGGTGGAGGAGCATATTTCTACTCTCAGGCATCAAGTGGCGCAGGCTCAATTAAAGTTGAGTTTTCACCACCGATTACAGGCGTTACTAGCATTAAGTACAACGGAGGCGGATACAGCGTAAACTCAGCTTATAACATCAGAATAAACGGCGTAGATGTTTTTACTAACCTAAGTACTAATTCAAGTTGGGCGCAAGCTAGTCATACTATTAGCTCTACAGATATTTCGTCGTTTGAGATTTATACGGCAAATGATGGGTGGTCGTTGTATAACCTGTTGTTTAACGATACAAGTCCATCTGGCACGGCAAGTCTTGTAACCCCTGCAGGCGTAAACGGTTTCCACCTCGACTTTTCCGACAACAGCAGCAACGCTGCGCTTGGAACGGATAGCAGTGGGAACAGCAATACTTGGACGGTTAATAACCTGACGGCTGTTGGCTCTAGTTGGGATCAAAGTCAGACCTGGAGTTCTTCAGGTTCTGGTACTCCATACACCGCTAATTTTGACTGGGACAAAGCTTTTGACGGCATTATTACCACAAGCACTGATGTTACTTTCGGTGCTTCTGATGCAACGATGACCTGGACGCCATCAAGTCCTATTACAGTTAATACTTCAGTTATTGTTTATGTTTACAACGCAACAAACGGAACCTCGTATGGCACTCGCGTTAATGGCAGTTACATTACCGGAACAAATAATTACAATGTTCCTGTTACCTTAACTGCTGCCACGCTTGGTGGACAGTTAACTAGCATTCAACTTACCAATTCGGGCTTAGTCGGACCCTACCTGGGTGGTGTGGAGGTTGACGGCGTACTTTTGGTGGATTCTGGTGTTGCTGATCCAGCAGCAAAAGATATTGACAGCCTGATCGACACGCCGACGAATTACACGGCAGCTTCTGGCAACAATGGCGGAAACTATCCAACTTGGAACCCGCTGAGTCAATCATCTTCAACATTTAGCAACGGCAATCTGCAAGCAACTACGAGTGGCGGTTCTGGCTATCCGCTTGAAACTGTTAATTTCTACACTCCACCCGGCACTGGGAAATGGTACTGGGAGTTCCAACTAAGTGCTCTAAGTGGCAGCAACTACACGATGGTTGGAATGCTTCCTACTGACAGTGATTACGAACAAGGAAATTCAAATATTCCATCAGAAAAAAAAGGCTTTCAAGTTTATATTGGCTATAACGGTGCTGTAACTGCTGCCTCTGGTGCGGCGACAGTGGGAACCGCCACGGCAACTTTTGGTGTTGGCGATATTCTTGGCTGGGCTTTTGATGCCGGAAACGGAACTGTTCAATGCTATAAAAACGGCGTAGCACAAGGCACTCAATTTACGAATGTAAGGACTGACGTTGGCTGGGCGTTTTGCGTAACCGACTATGACAACTCAGCAACAGCAACTTACATTATTAATTATGGCTCTAGGCCATTTGCGTACACGCCACCAACAGACTATGTAAGTCTCTGTACCACTAATCTCGCCGACCCAACGATTGCCGATGGTTCGACGGCGTTTGATGTGAAGCTGTGGAATGGTAATGATACGCAAAGGGATATCACTGGCTTAGGTTTTAGCCCTGACTTGGTATGGATTAAACAGCGTAGTGGCACTGCACTCCATAGTTTGCAGGATACAGTGCGTGGAGCCACTAAAAATCTTGTCCCTAACGATACGCAATCGGAAGGAACTGAGACTGCTTACTTGAATGCCTTTTTAAGTAACGGGTTTTCTATTGGAACCAGTAGCACTGTAAATGATGGCAGCAGTACTTATGTCGGCTGGACATGGGACGGTGGAACGTCAACGGTGAGCAACACTGACGGCAGTATCACTTCTAGCGTCCGCGCTAATCCGTCTGCTGGTTTCTCGGTTGTTAGTTATACCGGGAGTTCATCTGCTGTAACTGTTGGCCATGGCTTAAATGCTGCGCCGCAAATGATTATCGTAAAAGATCGTGATAATTCGTATAACTGGCAAGTGGCTCACATTGGTATTGGCGCAGACGAATCATTGCTCTTAAATGCAGGTGATGCCAAAGCCGACTACAACGCATGGAACAACACTCGTCCAACCAGCTCACTATTCTCTCTAGGCGCTGGAACGTTGGGTGTGAATACAAACGGAGCTGATCTAATCGCCTATTGCTTTGCACCTGTCGAAGGGTATAGCGCGTTTGGTTCGTACACCGGCAACGGTTCAGCTGATGGTCCGTTCGTGTTCACCGGAATGCGTCCTAGGTGGCTTATGGTGAAGTCATCAAGCAACTCAGGCGAGCATTGGTTAATTCTTGATACTGAACGAGATCCGCACAATCTTGCGGACGCAACGATTTACGCTAATTTAAGCAATGCAGAGGCAGAAGCTGCTGTTCTTGGTATAGATATTTTATCTAACGGTTTTAAGTGCAAAGGCACTAATGCAGGAGCAAACGCATCTGGGTACACGTATGTGTATGCAGCATTTGCTTCGCATCCCTTCAAGACCGCCCGTGCGCGATAATATCTGGTTTAACGGTTATACTTAACTTATAAAGTATCGAAGTCGCCGTGTTAGTTCTCGACGGAAAAACACTGCAGTATGACCGTCCTTTTTCACACGACGGTATCAATTACCCTGCAAACTGGCTTCGTTTAACGACTTTGGCTGAAAAACAAGCCATTGGTATTGTTGAACAGCCTGATCCATTTACTCCGAGTTACGATCAGAGATTTTGGTGGGGCGTAGATAATCCTAAAAATATCGATGATCTAAAAACTCTCTGGAAAAGTAAAACATCCGAAACTGCTAACTCTTTACTTGCACCGTCTGACTGGTACGCCATCCGTAAAGCAGACACTGCCGTAGCTATTCCCTCTGATTGGTCTGATTGGCGTCAAAGCATCCGTGTGGCGGCCTCGACTAAGCAAACTGCTATCGATGCAGTCACCACTGTCGCTGAATTAGAGACATATATCACTACAAACACTGGTGCAGACAGTGATTATGGAGTTTGGCCTCTTGATCCTGATCAAGTAGCCGCTTTACCGACGCCCGAGCCGACGCCCGAGCCGACGCCTGAGTCTGAGCCCGTCGTTA